CAACCCTGTTATTTTTCCTTGGTTATTTTGCATATTTAGATTTTTTACATTATCAATATTGTTATTTTGAAAATCCATAGATTCATTTGTATAAATTCTACTGGCATCCATTGCCAAATATTTAGCCCCTCTATATATTATAAATGTATCTTGGAAATCAGACCTTATATTAACTATTGGACTTAAATTTATCCTTTTATTTGTTGCGATAGTTAAACTTTCAGTTATTTTTAATTCTCCTACATCAGTTATATTATTATTATTCATATCAATGTTCCCATTAATTTCCCCTCCAGTTTTGCTTAATTTTCCTGCCACTAAGGTGTTTAAAGTTCCAATTCCGGAGGTGTTTGTATTGGTTTGTGTTGTAATTGTTGATATATTATTAATATTTGTTGTTTGTTGTGTTTGTAAAGCACTTATATCGGTTTCATTTGTTGCCGTATCTGTTTGTAAAGCACTTATGTCGCTTTTCATTTGTGTTATATCTGTTCCGATAGTTGTAACATTATTATCGACGTAATTTTTATTAGCGGCATCATTTTCAAAAACTGGGGCAGCCACGTTAATTATTTTCTGTCCCGTCATATCAATAGGAACATTAAATTTAATTGTGTTGTCATTTGCTGATATAGTCCCTATATTATCCCCGTCTTCATCTTCAAATTTAATCATAGGAAGAACAGTAGAACCATCTTTAATAAAACTCTTTATATTTAGTTCGTTAATAGTTATATCGTCTGGTATTGGGTTAGGTGCTGGTGCTCCTCCTGTTCCTGATATATATATAAATAATTTGTTAGTGTTTGTTTTAGGGTTTTCTCCAATTTCTTCCGATGATGTAGTAACTGATAAATTAGCATAGTTGTAAGAAAAAATTAAGTCTTCTCCTGTGTTTGTATTAGTAGCACCTAAAAATAAATACTTGGTATTCTTAGGGAAGTTAAAGTTATCTGCCATAATTTCTAAGTTAATATTATCGTCGAAACTTGTTAAAGTTTTACTTTCAGACTTTGAGATATAATTTTTATCTTTGTCGTAATACATAAGGCATAATTCAGTTTTAATATCCATTTCAGAATATAAAGCCACAAAGAATTTTAAAGAGAACCTTAAATAAGTTGAGTTAAAGTCTGGAAATGTTAAAGCATCGTCTAGAGGTTCATTAAAAAAAATTGGTGTTGTGGTTGTAGTTGGTTGAAGTGTGTCGGATGTGCCTTGGTTTAAACCAGAGTGACTATAATATTTAGTAGCATCTCCTAAGCGTGAAACGTTTGAATTTTCTGTAGGCTGTGAATTTATAATCATTTGACTAAATTCATATAAAACTTTTTCAGTATTCCAGGTTGTCATATATATATAATTAGATAATTTATTTAATTATATGTAATATTATTAACGACTAAAAACCATAGATTCTAGCCCTTTTTTCTTTTTTCCTCCTGTAGTTCTACCTGCTCCAATTGCTCCTAAACCTGCAGCCAGTGCTTCTCCTTTAGGGTCTCCTGAATTTTTAGCCACTTCTTTCATAACTCCTAAGGTTGCTTTAGTGAGAGGGTTATTAAAAACTGTTTTAATTCCGCTGGTCATATCATCAAACCAACCACCACCAACTAAGCGCCTTAATTCTTGAGAGTCTAATTTATCATATCTTCCGCTTTTATCTGTTGCCATATTAGAAACCTCGGCAGTAGTGACAGGTTCTAAAATAGTGGCTGATTGACCATTAGAGGTTACGAAAAAGCCTGAATTAATATTGGCAATTGTTAAGGTTGATTGATTAATAACTATGCCTAAGTGGTTATTAACTCTAACTTCTACAGAAATAGAGAAAGAGCCACCAACACCTGGAGCATATTGAGCAGGTAAAGGGAAATCAATACCAGGACGTAAGATAACGAAGCCACCTGTTAAAACACTCTTTTCACCGTTACTGGTTGAACCATGAGCCGAGCCGATATACTGGTTATAGTCCATATTCAAAGAATTTTTAACAGACATTTCAAATAATTGGAAAGTTGATAAACTAGATAATAAGCCATCACTTCCCATAAATTTCATGGTTATATTTGTAATAGGTAAATAGCAGTCGCCATATTCATTAGTTAAATTATTAGGCTTGACATAAATAAGTAAATAGTCGGGAATTTGTGATAATGTTGAAGTGCTTGACCTCATTTGCTGGTTCGTTGCACCAATTGCCAGAGGTTGGGATATAATTGAATCGATGTCGCCTATATTCATATAAGGAACGATAGAACTTGTGGGCATACTTTGTCCAATGGCTGGACCTCTAAAAATTGTATTTATCTCTGCTGTTCTCCATGCTTGTGCAGGGTTGGCAAATGAAATATTTGTTATTGATGTTTTTCGTGTGGCTGGAGTTGTGCTATAAAAACGAAGTAAGCGGCTTAAATCTGTGGTGAAATTACACGAAACATTAAAACTTTGTAAGCCAAAAAGTCCTACTGTGTCGTCTTCAGATTCTGAGAAAATAAAAGGAGATAAAACTAACTTTTCGATAGACCTGACTTTAAAATATGCTTCTATATTTTGAACTGTTAAAGCAGCGAGGGCTTTTGGTGGTTGTGCATCGTTTCCATTTATATCACACCAATTAACGCCAGTAAATGCACCATTTGGAACATTATCAGAATCGAAGGCTTTGTCATATCCCTTCATAGTGCTGTTATCTGCTTGGGTATATTTCCCATATTTATCGAGTTGCGTAGGGCATCCTCTTTGTAAATGGTTTTTCTTCATATTACTCATCCTTAAGAGTTCATTTAATACTTTTCTTTGACTTTGTGAAACTGTTGAACCGTTAATAGTGACGTTTAAAGTTTGTATAATTTGTTGAATAGGAAACGCTGGGAGACTTAAATTATCTCCAAAATCTGCCAAAACTGTGTCAGCAGCCAAAATACCATCAGCACCTGCACCGACTTGAAAATTAACCTTAAATATCGCTTCTGCTGTTAATTCTAGTTTTCTGTCCATATAAGTATCTTGGCTTGGTACTTGAACAGTGAAATTTAATGAATTCACACTGGAACTATTTGCTGTGGTTGTTCCTGCGGAAATTGTTGATGCTCCTTTAAAAACGTTGTAAGATGGTTCGCCCTGATGAACTCTAGAGTCCACGACTTCGATTTTTTTGACTTGGTTAGAAAAATTAGCCATGTTATATATATATAATACTAAAGAAAATAATTTTTACTTAGATAAAATTTATTATTTTAGAGGAACTCTATTTTTTAGAGAAAAGTAATTTTAAAGAGATGTTTGATAAATTAGACATTCTTAAAGGAATTAATTGACTTGTTAAACGGCTTTTCCAATACACCTGCACACTAATTCGATTTAGAGGGGTGCTATTATTCTCTAGGCTTAAATATCTGTATTCATTTGGTATATAACTCACGAACTGCTTATATTCATATGCGTCATCAGTGGCTAAAGAAATGTCTGTTATAATGTTTTCAAAATTGATATTTGAACCTGTTGATGTTTGTGTATTTGAGTCTCCATAAACTAGAGGCGGTGCTACACCTTCCGCTATTATGGGCATATTTGTAGTAAAAACAATAGAAGCAATAGGAGACCAAAAGGACCCTATGCTGTATTCCTCTTGTTCTACTTTTAAATAATCGTCGTCAAAATTACTAATTCCTAGAGTATTTACGGGGATAATTTCATAATACAATAAATCTTTATCTCTGCTTTTCTTTCCTGGATAATGGCTAATTAAGTTATTCAAATTGGCATTAAAAAACATCTTTAAATCTCCTTTTGGGAAGTATAAGTCAAACTTCTTATTATTGGTGTTGTATATCATCTTGGGGGATATAATGGCGGTGCTGACTTGACTGTTTAAAGAGTCTGTTAGAGTTTGAAAGGTGTTATTTATCAAATCTACGAAATGGGAATAAGTATGAACATAATAATATTCATCCAAAACGCTTTGAGATTGTGGGGCTGTTAATAAATTTGAGTTTTGAAGTTCAGGGATAAATATAACCGAACGCGACTCTACAAAGCCTTGGCTTTCCATTGTTATTTTATAAATTGTTTTGTTTGGGTTTGGTTGGTTTTTTTCAATTGTAGGAATAAATAAAGGTAAGTCTCTTATTCCGTTCATTGTAAAGCGTATAACTGCCATTTTATATTTCCCTAAATTTGTTATTATGGGAATATCTCTAGACTCTTCAAAACTGGCAATAGGGTCATTTTCTGAACCTGTTGATGTTGTGCGACCGTTAATAATATCTACATTATAATAAATATTATCGTTTTCTCTCTGGCTGAAACCTGACATATAATAAAGCCTAGATATTATTTATTTATAAATTCATTTGTGAATTTTGTCACTACGTCATCTATACTTTTAATATTCTTAGTCTTCTTTAATGTTTCCATCAATTTATAATACTGTTCTAAAGATAATTTATAAAATAAAAGCCTCATTGTTGTATGTCTTCCACATGTGGCTATATTCATATCCTCTTTTTGTAAAGGTTTGTTATTATAAACTAGTCCATAACCTGCTTTTCCAATTAATTCTAAAAGCCTGGGGTGATTTTGTCCAAATTGTTCATTAATACTATCAGGAACATTTAAGGCTTCGTTTTGAGTGTCTGGGAAGTTTCCATATGGGTCAAAAAACTCGATAATATTACCTTTCTTTATTAACCCTACCCAATGCCCACTCGTTCCTGACTCAGTTAAGTATAAAATAATACATCTTCCTAAATTATCAAGTAGTTCGTCGAAGTGTGTTATTTTATATAGTTGGTCGTATGTGTGTATTTTTGTATCAGGGTTTAGAATGGCTTGTATATCTCCATCTGATAAAGAATATGACTTTAAGGACTTAATTAAACTTTCATCCATTTATATATAAGTAAAGAGAAAATAAATTAACTTATTTGATATGATATATTAAATAATTTAATCTTCTTGGTGCAGTAAATAAGCAGAATTTTGAGATATGACATAATTAGGATATTGTGTATATACGCATGCCCATCTTCCTAATTTGTTTAATGGCTTGACTTGTTCTTTATCCATATTCCCATAATTTTGTAATAAATATTTTAATTGACAACTTGAAGAAGACTGAGGGAAAATAACGATGTTATGAGTTTCATTTAAAATTAATCGTGTTTGTTTGTAATTGGTTAAATTGTGGCTTATGTATATCATTGATAATTCTTTATGTCTTCCCATAATGGCTATATCATCAACGGCTTTTAATACCACTTCTAATTGTTTCTTTTCTAAGGTTTCAAAGTCATCAAAAATAATTAAACTGGGCACTTGGTCATTTATATCAAAGCCGTTCTCGCAGAATTCATTTAAATCAACACGCTTAATAAATTTTAAACTGTCTAGGGTTTCGTCGCTTGTAAGTTTAGAAATTAAATAAACAGGGTTCGACGGGAATAAATTATTATAATTACTTATGACTATTTTGGCTTGGTATGATTTACCTGAACCTGATGCCCCTGCCATATACCATATACTCCTTTTTTTAGGGTCGTCTCTTGGCATTAATTGGAATACTAAGTCATGTGGTAAATCTATCCGTTTATTTCCTCTTCCGTCTGGGTCTAATACTAGAAAATGGTTAAAGTATTTGTTTCTTTCATCACCTTTTATAATGGCAATAGGATAACTATGTTTTAATTTTTCTGCTTCTTTAAGGCTCATTAAATGGAGGCTTGGCATATACTTACGTTTAGAAAATCTTTTTTATTATTAGAGTATTTCAGGAAAGTGGGAAAAACTTATTAAAATTAGGCTTAAATGTAGAGTATTTTAGAAATAGTGATAAAACTTATTTCAATGAATCCCAATACGCTTTTTTCCAGAACTTAGGAAAAATTTTGGCATTTCCTACTAATTTATCGGCTTTATCATTGACTTCGTCATATGTAATAAAATTAAAATCAGTTATTGGTCTGGTTGGTGTTTCTAGTGGTCTTAGTGCTGTATTTGCTCTTGTCGATGGTCTTGCTGATGGTCTTGTTGATGGTCTTGATGGTGTCGTTATTGGTGATTGTGTCCGTGGTCTTGCTGGTGTTTTGGCTCTTGTAATTTTTGGCTTTTGTGCTGGTGTATTTGGTGCTGTTATTGGTGACGTTGACCTACCCGTAAAAGTGTCAAACATTCTTCCGATAAATCCTCTGTCTTCATCTCCACCACCTGCAGCAGCAGCAGCAGCAGGAACATTATTACCAACATCTTTATCTTCTCTCCGCATTTGTGCGTTTTCTCTTCTCTTCTGTCTGTTGGCTGCTACCTTTTTTCTATACTCGTCGTATAATTTTTGTCGTTGTGCTGCCCGTTCCAATTCAGTGGCTTCCATTGCTGGTCTTTCTGCTTCTAGTTCTTCCACCAGTAACCGGTTCGCTTCATCGTCTTCTTTAGTATATATGTCTTCAGCTCTCTGTGTTGAAGCTTTCTGTAAGTTCTTAAATGCCCCCTCCATTTTTTCGTATATATTGGGGAAGCTTTCTTTTATTTCATTCATTCCAGTAATCGACAATTCT